GTGTTAATAGCCACAATTGGCTCGCTCAACGAAAGGTAGGCGCTGTTACCGGCCAATATCGATCCGGGCTTTCCTGTGTCGCTGAACCATAATGTATTTGTTGTTGCGTATATATATGTCCCGTTAAGAAAAGTCATATCAACTATAGAATCGAAGATACTTGTTTCCAGATAAGGTAGTTCATTCTTGAATGTGCCTGGAGATATTGATAGGTTTTTTACCAAGCTTGTCTCAGATCTGCCTAAAGCCCATTCGAATCTTAGGTGATCATCCAACTGTTGGAATACAGATGCATCACCTTGCTGTGTTCGTGTGCCCCTGAATGAAGAGGGAACGTAATACCAAACACCGATATCTTCATTACCGAAGAATAGGCAGTCAGCAGCATGCTCGAACCAAGCATAGTCTGCTTCTGATTGGATCCAAGCTTGAAAGTTTTTATCTAGATTTGTTTCATAGTTGCCATGCAGTTCATATAAAGGAAGTGTACGATTGGTTGATGTATGTGAGTATAGCGGCTCTTCCCATCTCTCCCCGGTTGTTATATCAAATATGCTAACAAGATACAAATGATATATGGTGGTGGGCGATGTTGATTTAGATTTTGATATCCCGCCTTTCATATTCCCATTATCAAGCACCAATCCAGTACTGCCGCCAGTGGCAAAGAAGCCATGGATAATTGAAACAATTTGATCATGGCCAAATGAAGTTTTTATTAGTTGGGATCCTGTATGCTTTTCATATGCCCAAGATACTACTGTACTCTGTGCGATATTACGCATCACAGTTGTATCAAATTCAGCCAATTGACCGAAGCCCTTGCGCACGTGCCAGGCACCATTTTTATTATGCATATTTAAAGCAAAAGAACCCTTATCGGGGCTTATCGCTTCTATGCCGGCATCGAGCAGCTCAATTTCTTGTTTGTTACCAGCCATTAGAAAATGAAAGAATCCTCATCAATACGGCCGACATATGAAGGCCCATCATAATCTCTGCGCAGGAAGAACTCACGCATTGCAATAATTCTTTCTTGCAGCCGGTTCGCTGCCACTGGATTTTCGGCCTGCTCCCTGATAGCATAATGCTTGCTAGCCAGAAGGGCGATAACATCGTGGAACTGATCAAAGCGATCGAACCATACATGTAGGAATGGTAATGCGAATACTGTTACATCAATATCAACTGCATATTCTATCACCAACGGGACACCAGGCGCAGAATCAAAATAGATACGTGCGTCGGATCCAAGCCAATAACTATTAAAAGTTGTATATAAAGCTTTGCGTTCTGTGACGGCTTGATATTCATATGAATCAGCATGAAAATCTACGTTTGTGACGTCATCACTAATCGGCCGGTATATACGAATAATTCTTTCAAGTTTGTTGCCGGCCGGTACAGTAGCTCCTTCAATAGTGACAACCACATTATTAAGGTTGGTGAAATTTGGTGCAATCGTTGCAACTGATCGCTGGTTGATTGTATCGATACGTACTTTGGTAGCATACGTAAATGGAGCATAATCTGTGATCATGTTCCGGAATTCTTTATATCCCAATTGCAGATAAGTTTGTACATCGATATCGGATAGATAGGTCTGGTCCGGTTCATCAACATACTGCCTGAATAGATTTACTAATTCATTTACTAACATTAGCCTAGACCTCCACCGTTATTTAAGTTTGTCATTAATGCCTCCACATCTTTAATCTGGCCTTGCCCTGCTTGTTGAGCTAAACCCTCTTCCATCATCTGTGCGCTAGTTGCAGGGGATCCTGGAGCCAACACCGGTGCAGCCTGGTTTGTAACACTGCCGGCTGTTGCTGGTTTTCTTGGGAATACTTTATAATTCTGTTCTTGCTGAATGAAAGCTTCCTGCGGCATGCCTGCTGTAACCAAAGATAAATGAATATCTCTTACGTATTCTTGGACCTCTGGATCCTGATCATAGTACTCTTCTGTTCTCATATAATCACCGAAGATATCTTTAAATGCTTCAACGTCATCAGAAGCAAATATTTCAATATGATGACCTTCCAATACTGCGTCAAGCATCTCTTGCGCATGCGCCATATTGCTGATCTTCTTTGAAACAAATGATTTTCCAGTCCGGAATGATAATTCTTTAAGAGCATCTTTGGGATCCAGAAGGCCAAGCTCAACTAACTCTAGTACCTTCGCGTCTCTATCTTGTGCTTCATTGCGGAATAGACTACCGGTCTGAATAAAGATCTCCGGTTCATCTTGAAGATCTGTATTGCCAAGCTCATGGAATATAACAGCACCAGTCTGGTCCATCATCCTCATAAACTTCTTTCCCTTATAATAATGCTTCATTAGTTTAAGGACACATCCAGCCATCTTTTGGGTGGCATATTCAATATTTAATTGTGTAATTTGAAGCTGGCTCATATCTTGTGTGTTAAGCGCTTCAATTGCTTTGCCTGAAGATATACCAACTGCTCGCTTACCCATCGATGTACTATGAATACCAGCAATATCCATCATTTCTGATTGGAGACGTGAGATATTCTCAATAACATATGAAGGAATTGGTACACCCGAGAGTTGCTCTGGCTTACCTCCGGCTGGATTATAATATACTTTCTCGCCACTTCTATTGTTAATCGATTGTGGAGAGACACCGCATGCTTTGGGGATCAGCCATTTAGGATTGGCCATCAACTCAACGTTCTCAATAATTTGACTCCTACCTTTGTTATATAGCCACTGCAGATCGATAAGCGGTGCTATAACACCGATGCCCCATAGTTGACGGGGAAGCTCTGTATAACGTATAAATTGAATAGGAATTTCATCCAAGGGGTTATGATCACGGAAGAGATACGTGTCACCCATGGTTACAGCATGCTTTCCATCGCGCCAGTAAGTCTCAAATATTTCAATTCTATTTTTTAATACAGATACTGGTGCATTATCTCCAAAGGCGCCTGAGTCATCAGATGCAGATGGCGTGGTCTTAATGGCCTCGCTATGATCCGGGTACATATTGGCTAGCTCCGATCGCAGCATATATGCACGAATGGAGATCCATTCTGATTCTTCTGGTTTGGATGTACCTGATTCAAAGAATAAATCATATGGAGATACTACCGCCATATTGACCTGATCTTTGTCTGGATCATAATATTCATGAAGGCCAACAGCACCGGTCGACAACATCCACTCTGCCATGGTTGCGAACTTTCTTTTAACATCGTTCTGATTCCAGAAGTATTCTAGTGCTATTTCAGCTGATTTAGCTTTGACGACGTCTTCAGATGAAGGTGACGCAGGAAGCGCGACAACACCTGGATATGTAATAGCTAAACGAGATAGGAAGTTACGGTATATGTTGAGCACAAGGTTAACTGTGACTCTTACTTTCGATTGTGGTGATTTTAAACTTGTATACTGTCGAAGATTTCTATCATAGTTAACCCATTGTCGTCCTTCGAGAAACAACAGGGACAGATCCCAAGAACGCGTTACAAGATTTTTATCTTGCTTGCTTTCATTAATAAGCTTATCAAAATTTCTTGGGTATTCATTTTCTTCTTCATGACTCAACATATATTAATTCCTAGGTAAACAACTTCAAGATATCCGGATCCATACCTTCTAGTCCGGCCAAACTCTTTCCGCCTTTAATGGAAGCTTGGCCAGGCTCTCCACCGTAGATCTCTTTGCCAGATGATCGAGAAGCATTTCCCATCAACCAATCTAGCCATGTAAACGCAACATCTTCGGGCTTTTCAGCATCAATTGATTTTCCAATTGCATCGATGCCAGTTCCCAACGCAGCAATGCCACCAGGCGCCTGCTTCGACCCCATTGCAATTGATCGATCTGCTAATTTTTCATACCATTGTTTATCTTCTGGCGGGGTTGCTGCAGAAACATCCGTTTCTTGGCTATATTTGCCTGCCGGGGGGGTTGTTGAGGCCGGGGCATCACCAGACGTTAAGGCTAGCTGTGCGGTGCCATATACGGGCTGTTTTTGAGCCTCTGCGGCCACTGCAGCGGGAAGGCTACCACCAGGCCCAGCGCCAGGGGATGATCCGACTGCTGCAGTTGGTGTCGCAGCTTGTGTTAAATTCTTTCCAAACGTTCTTGTTGGCGGTGGAGGAGAAACCACAGCTGCAGCATATGGATCGATGTTTGATGCTAAACCAAAAGGATCACCACCACCGAAGGCAGCTTCTTGTCGCGCAGCTTCAAGTCGTTGTTGACTAGTCTCTGCTGCTAGCTGCTCTTGTTCCTTACGATATATATCACCATATTTTCTTTCAAAGGCAGCTGCTGTCTCTGCTTCCAGTGATCCTGGTGTTGGAGCTGCCTTTGCAGCCTCTTGCTGGAAATAACCAGCACCGGCAGCGCCAGCACCTTTTGCTCCGGCGCCTGAACCCATCAGTGCTGCAGCCAATCCTTTATCACTCTCACCGGCAGCTTTGCTGCTAGCACCAGTACCGGCAACATCGCCGACGCCTTGGGATCCTGCAGCTGCAGCTAGCAAGGCATGCTTCTTGGCCAATTCTGGTTTATTCTGTAACTCATAACTGCCGGCTATAGCACCTTCCGTCAAAGCTTTGCCGGCTGCAGTAACTGCTGCACCAGCTGCCGGGCCTGCATATGCTGTTGTAACAGCGCCTCCAACATTGGATAGGATATTGCCCAATAGCGCTCCCCATCCTTCTTCTTCACCTTCCGTTAAGCTTTCTATCTTTTGTTTGGCAGCTCGTTCAGCACTAGCAACTCGGGCTTTAAGTTTCCTTTCTGCGCGCTTAATCTTTTGTTCTTCTTTCCAACTAGCCATACATTATCTCCCGGGGTTAAGGTCTAGACCACATATCAGCCAAAAGAGAAGGACTTTCGTTATTGCTGAATTTAATCATATCTTTATATTCGTTTCTTTTAATAAGGGCGAGGATCCCAATGAGGACATTAATATTAATCAGTGTTAAGGCCATTAATATTTCCAGTATCAAACTCATTGGGATCCCCTTACGTAAATGCCTGCCCCGAAGAGCAGGACTTTTTTTTATAGAGCCAGGCCAGTTACAATCGCGTTAGCACCAGGACGTGTGCAAACACAGTCGTAGTACCACTTCATGAAACCTTCCCAAGCGTCAGCATTAGCAACGCGAGAGAGGACTGAACCATCTAGATCCGCAAATTCTGCAGAGGAAAGCTCGCACATCTTCCAGGTTTTGGTACTCAGATGAATAACCAAACCGTTGTCGACGTGACGTGACACTTTCACCGGGACGCCAGCATAACTGAAGCCAGTGAAACCACCGTCGCCTTTAACTCCTGTAGTACGCGAAGACGTATCCATCGCGATATTGCCAACCAGAAGAGCAGCCATTCTAGAACGCTGCGCAGGATTAACCAACAGGTAATCCGGAGCTTCCTCACTGCCATTGGCAGCCAGAGCAATAATATCGGTTACTGCCTGGAAATGCCGATCAAGGGACATTGCCGTACGTGCCAGTGGCGCGGCCGCAGTCGTTGTCGTAAGGAATTGCGCGCGCAACGTTGCGTTAGCAACTAATGCGCGATTAAGACCAAAGTGAACGCCTGAAGCCAGGTTGCTGTAAATGCCAGAAGGCTCAACATCCGTGATCGCAATTGCACCGGCAACTGTCGGATCAGCTTCAAGAGCTAGCGGCAAGAACTGTCCTGCCGGGCCCTGCGTTGTGGGAAAACCAGCAGCCGCGGCGAGGCCTCGGACTGTCAGCTCGATCTGGCCAGCCGGCAGGCCGCCTGGGACGGCGTGAAGCTGTACAGTGGTAGGAACGTCAGTGATTTCCCATACAGTACCCGCGTTTGAATCAGCGTACGTATCCAAACGACGCACCAGGAAGCTTCCGTTACCTGCGAGTACGGCGGTCTGAATGTCCGCAGCTGCTTGGATATCACCGTCGAATAGGACAGTGGTTGCAGCTCCGGCGAGGATCGGACCTGCGACACCGTGAGTGGAAATAAATCCTTTCACGCGTCGACCAGAAGTCGCAGCACGGTTTGACCGGTTCCGAACATCATCTTTAAGACGAGTCATCTCCGCATCAACGTAACCAACAAAGCTGTTAGCAGAGCCTTTCCCGGCCGCGGCAATTGCCGGACCAGTAATAGCAAATTTGCCATATAGGAACGCAGCCGTAACAATAAGGTTTGCGTAGAACTGCTGGGGTGCACCAGCTCCGACAGGCGCTGCGACGGGGGCACCAGGCATAGCCTGACCCTCACCGACAAAGCCAACGTCTGCGTTACGTCCGACATGGACTGGAATAAACACATGACGACCATTCCAGTCGACAGATGCCTTCTCCATTAGTTCGACCACGAGGGTCTCCTGATTAAGTGTTTCCTGGATTGAACCCAGGTAGAATTCTTTAAGTATTGACGATAGCGTTCCCGCTCCCGCTCCATATGTAGCAGCCATATTTATTTCCTCCTTGTGTTGTTAATTTTTAATGGTTTAAACATTAAACTGCTTGTTTCCTTTCATAAAGGACAGTAGTGCTTTCTTCGCATCTTTCATTGTATGGGGCGCTTTACTATCATGACCGGCATTGCGTGTGTTAACACTAGATCCTGCTGATCTACCACGTGGGGCAGCTGCAGGTGTTTGCTTGCCATTCTCGTTTATATAACGGTTAACGGCTCCTTCTTCGATTGAGGAGACATAAGTGTTATAGTTTTCAGCGACATCCATTACATTGATATCTGGTTTCTGCACAACGGCTTGCAATAGAAGGTTTCTTGGAACGTTTGGATATTTATCAATTGCTGATGCGATTTCTTTGTTGAGTTCGACAGTTGCTTGCTGAACTTCAAACTTGTACAATCTATCTTCTAGATTTTGGTATTTACCTTGATCAGAATAAGAAGGAGTGGGATCATCAGACAAAAGATCATCTAACCATTGGTCGTTAGAATCTTCTGTTGCCGCAACAGCAGGAGAAGGGTTTGTTCTTAATTGCTGCAATTGTTCTTCCATATGAGAAATTCTAGATTGATAATCTGAAACCTCATTTTTATATTTATTGCGAGCATCAAGGACCGATTTGAATCGTTTATACGGGACACGGTGTTTAGAACCGTTATCTTCGAACTCCTCTGATTGCATGTCAGCATTATCATTTACGTCATTATCTGCGTTTGACGAATTGCTTGAAGACTGTGCTTCAATAACGGGTTCATTGGCCCGGGGTGTTGAATCGGCAGAAGCTTCATCAACGGTTGTGGGGTTGGCATCCATTACGGATTGCATTCTCTCAATTGCGTCTGGGTCTAATAGCATTTTACATTCTCCTTTGAATGGGTTAAACAGGTTTGAAAGGTCCTGAAACTTTCTATAGTATATAGTGCTTTGTTGTTACATTTCAATAGTTTCTATATCATCGATGGGCATATATCATCAAATTGCAATCCTAGAGCATCGACAGGATCGTGGAAGCTGTCTATGTTCTTGGAGTATAATGTGCCGGTTGCTGCTTCATACTCCAGCATCTCTTTAACGTTAGCTGGTTTTTCTTTTCTTTTCTTCTCTTCGACATAAGCTGCAGTTTGATCTAAACCGATAAGTGCCAGGCCTGTGGCCATAACCAAATCATCGTGTTTGCCTTTGTCTGCTTCTGGCTTTCCTTTATCGTTATATACGAAAGAATTCATCTCATTGGCCAGGCGTGGGCAGGATGGGTTTAACCATCCTTTGGCGATGTGCTCATGAAGCCTTGATAAAAGAACTGGGCGGCTTTGCTTTGTTGTTGCGAATCCAATCTTTTCGATCCATTTGTTGCCGATCTTGTCATAAGAAGTACGACGATACATACTAATATTACCATGGTGCTGAAGATCTTCAATGATTGCTTGTCCATAGCTGTTACTCTCTATTACTGTTAAAGGATCATATTGATTAATAATTGTTTTAAGATCCTCGGCATATTCTTTAAGGCTTACTCTATTATAATATGTTGCAACCACACGTACGTGTTTCTCATCGGTTGTATCCAACAATGTTGCAGCTGAATAATCTCCGTTGGGTGTTCTTGATGCGACGTCGACACCCATT